TACATTTCTTTTGAGTTCGTTTGCTTCTTTCTCGTCGTCATATGCATTCACTGCATACCAATATTCGGCTTCTGCTTCAGGTATGTTTTGGCTTAACACTGTAATTTCGCTTATTCCTTCGGCTGCATTCACCGCAAATGTACCGCTTACGTGCTTTACAGTCAAGGTATTATTTTCAAGATCAATATAGTCGACCGTAGCAAAAGCATTAGTACTCGTCTGAGATACTCTGTCTCCAACTTCGAATCCAGTTGGAGCCACAGTCAAAGATAATGATAATACTTTATTCGTAGATACTATCCATTCTTCTTTGATTCTTTCGTAACCGATCACCGCTCCAGTATTTGTAAGTTTAGGCTTCCAATACTTTCGCGCGTTAGCAGTTTCATTTGCAACAAGAGAATCATACTGTTGAATCGTAATAAGTCTTTCGTCTTCATGCCAGTTTAATCGATAGAAGAGAGTAATTGATCGAGCATTGGAATTAGATCCGTACTTTGTTTCTACGTAGCTCTTAAAATCGTCAGCAGACTTATAATAGTCATAATAAGGATCCACGATATTATTCGTAAGATAGATCATCCAATCAAACTTCGAAGATCCATAATAGTTATAAGACAAAAGATCTGGCCTCTCGAAGCCTTCTTCAAGAGTAAATTGGAAGGTAGAATAGATATCTCTCTTCGTCTTTTCAGTAAAGTCTACTCGTGCCAAGATGTTCTTGGCAACGCTTCCATCATAGTCTACAATAGGAAATCTATCAAAATATCTTGCCATCTTAGTTTCCTCTTAATTTAAAGCGTTTTTTATGGCTTCTGTTCCTTCGTTTATCTTTTCATCGATATTAAAAGGTATCTCAGCCTTATTGAGGCCTTTTTGCAACTCATTTTTCAGCGTTTCCCATGTCGCACTAAGACGATCACCGCCTTCTCTTCCGTAATCTCGCGATGTTTGAATTTGAGTTTCAAGCATTGAGATTGAAACTTCGATAAACGCAGGATGGCTAGTGCCTTCAAAGAATGCAGGAATCCCCTGAGGAGAATAGTTAAGTTCAATTGATTGGATCAAGCACGGTTGGAACTTAATTAACTGTGCACTACCGGCAATTTTCAGTTCTGGTTGACATAAGAACGGATAAGCTAGCGCAGCAGTACCTAAGCTGCTGTATGATGGTAGAGCATAAGCTTTCATCGCTTTTAGAAGATCCATCAACTGCTGGCTTTCTTTTTCATTTCGAGGCGCAAAAGTCCATTCGAATCGATGTGTACGAAGAGGAACACCACTAAACAGCGCTTGAATGTGAGGATTTGGAACAGCACCGACTGCTTGGCCTATCGTGCTACCGCCTATCTTTTCTGCTGCTTGCACCAATTGTCCGTAAGCTAAGGCAGCGGCGGCATTTTTTAATGCTTGAGTTTTACCTGCGCCATCTGAAGAAGCCAAATATAATTGGGCTGCATCCGCAACACCGCCTGCCAAGCCCTGTGATTCTTGGCCAACTTCAATGTCGAAACTTTCTCTTATACCTTTTGGGAGAGGAAGAGCAAATGCTTGTACAAAGTCAAGAGTTGCCGCAGTTTGAGGAGAAGGTCGCTGATATCTCTTAAACTTAAATGCCATGTAATACTTCTCACTGATATGATCAGGGAATTGCATTCCTGACAGACCAAGACCTTCAATCTTATTTGAAGCTCTTTGAATAGCGTCGACATATGTTTCAGCGTTAGGAGAAGCTCCGATAAGATTGCCGTTCTGTGGATTGAAGTTGTTACGAATATCGGCACACGACGCTCTCTTCATCTCGCTCGTAAATGTCTGGAAATACTTGTCTTCGAGACCGGCAGTCAAAGAATCTCCGAAGCGTGCTGAAAGTTCTGATGCAAGTCTATCAGAAAATCCTACCTTCTTTAATGCTTTAGCAAAAAGATCCTCGACTGCGTTTTCAAGTTTGTCTTCGAGTTTATTAGTAAAATTCCTTACGGCTCTGTTTACCAGACCACCCGCGTCTCTCTTAAGACTATCTAAATTTACTAGTCGATTATCTCTTCCGGCCATGTTATCTCTCAAATTAAAAGGCTACATCTTATTTATAAATAGATTCATGGCTTATCAGGGAAAGTTTCGACCAAAGAATACGAAGAAGTATCTTGGGGATTCGAACAATATCGTATATCGTAGTCGATGGGAATTAAAGTTCATGATGTACTTAGATTCTCATCCGAATGTCGTGCAATGGGGAAGTGAAGAGTTAGTCATTCCGTATCGTTCTCCTATCGACAATCGAGTACATCGATACTTTCCAGACTTCATTGTCAAGAAAAAAACACCAGAAGGCAAGATCGATACCGTAGTGGTTGAAATAAAACCTCATGCGCAGACGCGGCCTCCAGTGGTGATAAATAAGCCTAATAAGCGTTATATTAATGAAGTCATGACATGGGGCGTCAATGAAGCCAAGTGGAGAGCAGCTGCAGTATACTGCAATGATCGTGCTTGGAAGTTCGAGATACTCACCGAAAAAGAATTAGGAATTAAGTTTTAATGGCAATTGTATTTGATACTATCATCACACAAGGTGTTCGTTCAGGACAGATTCCTGCGCGTACGAACTCTGCACGTGAGTGGTTCAGAGATACTGCTGGCAAAATGAATCGTATCAATGAGCGTGAGATGATGAAGGGTGACGTAAGTCGTATGACTACTCAGCCTCTGCTCGGTTCGATGTACATGTTCTACTATGATCCGAAACACAAAGAAGAGCTTCCATATTACGACAGATTTCCTTTGATCTTTCCATATAAGAAAGTCAAAGGCGGATTTATGGGGCTCAACTTACACTACTTGCCGTTGCAACTCAGAGCGAAGTTAATGGACGGTTTATATGACTTTGCAAACAACACTCGTTACGACGAGTCGACTCGTCTGAAACTCAGCTACGAACTCATGACACAAGCCGCAAAGCTAAGATGGTATGCTCCATGCATTAAACATTACTTGACTTCGCACGTACAATCGAAGTTTATGTACGTTTATCCATCTGAATGGGATATCGCGCTCTTCTTACCAACAGAACGTTTCGTCAAAGCAAGAAAGAATCAAGTTTGGATGGACACGAAAAGAATGCTAGGAGTTACTAAGTAATGTCAGGAAGTAACGAAGAGTTTGATTTTACTACTCGAGCTTCGCAAGGAATCCGATCAGGAACAATCTTTGGAAGAAATAGAAGAACGTCTGTTAGTCCAGAAAATCCTCAGGTAAGATATATCGCTACTCGCCGTGTCGAAGGAGGAAGAACTGTTGGATTCTTTGAACTTAATGATGGTGTAAATCCGCCCGCAAGAATTACGGACGAAGCGGCAAGAAGTTTTATTCAAACAAATAGACTTGGTTCTATAAATACTGACACTAATATTTTGCCTACTTTACCTCCAAACGAAGAACGCCCAACTCGTTCGACTGCCGCCGCTGGAGCTGCCGCTGGGACAGGCACTGGAGTTGGCGGCATCGCGACGCCTGCTCCAAAAACAGTAATTGATGAGCGTTTAAGAGGCGAAGGTGTTAATACTAATTTAGAATTATTCGAAAGAGATTCTGAAGGCAATCTTACTAATATATCTAAAGCTAGAACTTCTGATTCTGCTTTTAGTACTGGTGCGCGTACAGCTGGAACATTTAATATCGGGCGATTTAGGGCCGAAGTTTCTGGCGCCGACAGTGTACTGCCTACTCACAGCTTCTTAGTAGTTTTTGCTCCGATGATCTGGACGAGATCAAAATTTAGTGCTCAGAATCTCGACTCGCTTCTTACGATGAGATGCGATAACGTGGTTCTTCCTTCTGTGAATCTTTTACAAGAACAAAACATTCGAAGATATGGATTTGGTCCAGTCGAAAACGTTGCATATGGTGTAAACGTCGGAGATTTTACTCTACAATTCATCGTCGATAAGAATGCTTTAGTTGTAGAATACTTCGAAGAGTGGTTAAATCTCATCGTCAATCGCGACTCTTTTGGCGGCGCGAATATGAATAACAATAATCTTAAAAACGGAAGAAAACCTTACGAGATTGCCTATAAAGATACATACTCATGTCCTAACGTAAACGTGTTTGTATATGACCGAGCTCAAAACCAGGTTATGACATATAACATATATGATGTATTTCCTACTGGAATACAAAGCATGAATATGTCATGGAGCGAAGAAAACACTTTGATGAAGTTGAATATCACTTTCTCTTTCACCGATCTTCGAATCAATAGAATTCCTCCAAAGACTCGTGTAGATGACAAGTCGTTTAAAGACGAAATTATTGTAACAGGTAGAAGAAGAAATCCGGACGGAACTTTTGTTGCCGGTGGTGCCGGAAGTGCACTCACTACTTTAAATTCGCCATTAGGTCGTGCACTAGAACTTACAGATCTATCGAATGAAACTACTATTATAGGGGATTTTGCGGGCAGAATTCGTGGTTCTGTTCCTCCTATTTTAACAACTGGCCCAGCTGCATCACTATTTCAAGAAATATCAACTCCAACACTAAGAATCCTAACCGGTGAACCCAACTAACTATGTAAAGTGAGGAAATATAATGCCTTTACCAAAAATCGACCAACCACTCTTTGACGTGACTGTCCCCTCTTCGAAGAAGAAAATTCTCTTTCGACCGTTCTTGGTCAAAGAAGAAAAGATCTTGCTGATCTCTCAGCAAGGCGGAGAAGATACTGAAGTGATCAGAGCCATTAAGCAGATCTTAAGACTGTGCGTGCAAGATGAAGACTTTGATGTCGATAAGCTTACAACCTTCGATCTTGAATATTTGTTCTTGAAGCTTCGCGCGAAGTCAGTGAACAACATTGTCAAGCTATCTTATCGTGATAACGAAGATGACAAGGTTTATGACTTTGAACTCAATCTCGATTCGATTGAAGTCGAAATGCCAGAAGGTGTAGACTCGACTATTAAGTTGTCTGATAATATTTCAATGATCATGAAATATCCGAGTGCGAGCATCACCGATAAGATCACGCAGTTTGACAATGAAGTCGATCTGATGACTTTCTTCATTATCAACTGTATTGACACGATCATGACAGACGAAGAAATCTATCCTGCTTCTGAATACAGTGACAAAGAACTTGAAGAGTTTCTCGATCAGTTGCCAGTGAATTCTTTCGAAAAAATTCGTACGTTCTTTGAGAAGATGCCGAAGCTGTATCATAAGATCGAATATAAAAATGAACTTGGTAATGATAGGAGTATCGAGTTAACGAATCTCAAAGATTTTTTTATGTGGCGCTGAGTCACAACTCGCTTCAAAACTACTATAGTATGATCTTTGCTTTGGCTCAGCATCACAA